AGAAAAACGGTATTGTCCCCATCATGGGACGGGTTACAATCAACGGGACTGTGGCGCAGTTCAGTTGCAAGCAGAGCATCCCGAAAACGCTTTGGGACGTGAAAGGAAACAAGGCGAAGGGCAAGAGCCGCGAGGCACGGGACATCAACCTCGCCCTTGACAACATCAAGGCGCAAATCATCAAACATTACCAGCGCATATCCGACCGTGAGGCATTCGTCACGGCTGAAATGGTGCGCAACGCATTTCAGGGAATCGGCAGCGAGTACGAGACCTTGCTCAAGGCTTTTGACCGTGAGAACGAGGTGTTCAAGAAGCGTGTGGGAAAAGATCGTACAATGGCTACCTACCGCTCACGTGTAGTGGCAAGGAACTATGTTGCGGCTTTCATCAAGTCATTTTATAAACGTACCGACATGGCTATGCCGGAACTTACTCCCGATTTCATAAAGGAGTTTGCCGCATATCTTTCAACGGAAGCCGGACTGCATAACGGAACGATATGGGAGAAATGTATGTGGCTGAAAGGCGTGGTGATGCGTGCGCACTTCAACGGACTGATACCACGCAACCCTTTCGCACAGTTCCACATCAGTCCCAATGTAAAGGAACGGGAATATCTGACGGAAGATGAACTGAAAGCGGTCATGACACATGAGTTTGCAGACAGCAAGCTCGCATATATCCGTGACATCTTCGTCTTTGCAAGTTTCACCGCCTTGTCTTTCGTGGACATTCAGGAACTGACGAATGACAACATAGTGGAGGTGAATGGCGAGAAGTGGATATTGTCCAAACGCCACAAGACAAAAGTCCCCTTTCAAGTGAAGCTGCTGGATATACCCTTGCAGATAATAGAACGCTACCGACCGATGCAGAAAGACAACCGCATATTCCCCGGCTTGAACTACTGGTCTGTCTGTAAACCTCTGAAACGGATGATAAAGGAATGTGGTATAACCAAGTCAATTTCATTTCATTGCAGTCGTCATGGCTTCGCGACATTAGCTTTGAGCAAGGGTATGCCCATCGAGAGCGTGAGCCGTGTATTGGGACATACGAATATCGTCACAACGCAAATCTACGCAAAGATAACCACGCAGAAACTTGACAACGACCTGACCATGTTCGGCAACAAACTCAATCAGTCGTTTAACAACATATCAATGGGATGAGTATGGAAAGAAATATCATAACTATGGGTGAATCCGGCTATATCATCATGCCGGATAATGTCGCCAGCATTTGGATGAGTGAGCCGGATTTGGTGGAACTGTTCGGGATAATTGTCCCGACACTCCGTGCCGCCATCAAAGCCGTGTATAAAAGTGGCGTACTGAAAAAATACGAGGTACAGAAGTATGTCGGGCTGGAGAACGGGTATCATTCCGATGTGTTCAGTTTCCCGATGATAGTCGCGCTTGCTTTTCACATCAGCAGTTTTGGGGCGGAACAGGTGCGCAATGCTATTATTGAAAGGTTGTACTTGCGAAAAGAGAAAACAGCATTCTTCTTTTCGCCAGGTATTCACAATATGAATATGTCTAATTATCAAGCATAAAACCTAATGATATGGCGACATGAAATAGTGAAACCGACAAATCTTTATATGTCAATCTATTGCCGATAAAACGCATTATCAATAAAACGTATTGGTGGTCAGTTGAACAGACGTATTGCCGCTTTATCAGCAATACGTTTTACCAAAAAAGTCCGAAGAAGCCTCTTTTCGGGCTTTTGTTGTGTGCATTTTCCTGAAACCCAAGAAAATTATACGTGAGGTATGCATGAGTTGTTAGACCGACTTCTGAGTATTGCCGAATTTTGCGCCAAACAAACATCTGACAATCATAAAATCAAGATGCCGATGAAGAAAGAAGTTTATCCGTGTGGGTACGACCCTCTACAAGTTAGTGAACCAGCCCCGTCTGAACGGTGGCTATGTGAGGAAACGCATCGTGTGGAACAACGAGACGTTGCGGCAGGACTACGGCAAGGACTATCTCGCCACCGTGCCGAAGTATGACGGCTTCTGCACCGTCCCCGACCATGTGGACTACCGTCCCGTGGTGGACAAGTTCCTGAACCTCTACGAGCCGATAGGACACCGCCCGCAGCAAGGCGAATTTCCCTGTATCCGGTCATTGGTGCGCCACATTTTCAGTGAACAGTACGAACTGGGCATGGATTTCCTTCAACTGCTCTACCTGAAACCAGTACAAAAACTGCCTATCCTGTTGTTGGTGTCGGAAGAGCGTAACACAGGCAAAAGCACGTTCCTGAACTTCCTGAAAGCCGTGTTTCAGAACAACGTCACGTTCAACACTAACGAGGATTTCCGCAGCCAGTTCAATTCCGACTGGACGGGCAAGCTGCTCATCGTAGTGGACGAGGTGCTGCTCAACCGCAGGGAAGACAGCGAGAGGTTGAAGAATCTCAGCACCACACTCTCCTACAAGGTGGAAGCCAAAGGCAAAGACCGTGACGAGATAGCCTTCTTCGCCAAGTTCGTGCTGTGTTCCAACAACGAGTATCTGCCTGTCATCATCGACGCAGGAGAAACACGCTATTGGGTACGCAAGATAAACCGCCTGCAATCCGACGACACCAATTTCCTGCAAAAGCTGAAAGCGGAAATCCCGGCTTTCCTGTATCATTTACAGTACAGGACGATGGCAACGAAAAAAGAAAGCCGGATGTGGTTTGCCCCGTCATTGCTGCATACCGAAGCCTTGCAGAAGATTATCCGCAGCAACCGTAACCGTCTGGAAATCGAGATGTGCGAGCTTATACTCGACATCATGGACAGTATAGGCACGGACACGTTCTCATTCTGCTATAACGATATTCTTCTTTTGTTAATACACTCGCAGGTAAAGGTGGAAAAGCACCAAGTGCGGAGGGTATTGCAGGAGTGCTGGAAGTTCACACCTGCAGCCAACGGACTGACCTATACCACCTACCAGTTCAACTATAATCGGGAATGTCGATATGAGCCGATAAAAAGAGTCGGTCGTTTCTATACCGTCACAAGGGAACAGCTTGAATCCCTGTAATATCATTCTTTTTTGTTGAATTGATGAATAAGGATATGACTATGCTGATAACTAATAATATACACTCTCAACAATTTCTCAACAATCGAAAAGAGCTGTTGAGAGAGGAACAGCACCCGTTTGTTGGTTCCTCTTTTGTCGAGTGGTTTGTTGAGAAGATGTTGAATAGCTATAATACTGTATA